AAATTGATTGGATACCATGTCATTGGCACTCATCATGCTATACATGTAGTTTACACCAGATTGTGGATTTGTATGATCTCCACAAGTAAAAACGTCACACACTGCCATACCTTTCTCTGGCCAAGTGTGAATGCTAATGTGCGATTCAGCAAGAAGAGCAATAGCAGTCACACCTTGAGGATCAAACTTGTGAGAAGAAACATCCAACAAGGTGCTTTCGCAAAGATGAGCAGCATGAACCAACACATTCCTAATATGCGCTTCATCATCAAGAAGCGTCTCATTACACCCTTTAAGGGTAAAGAGGATGTGTCTCATCAACCGAAAGTAGAATCAGGTTCCAGAGCGATGAAATAGGTCAGATCGTGATTCTTAGATTGGAACCGAGACAGAAGTTTCTTGGAAACAACCACCTCATAAGTTCCAGGAAGAACTTTGATGTTTTCAACTTTGAAGTTGAAAGAGAACTCTTCATCAGTTTCACCAACGACAATGGCAAAGTCATTAGAAGTTTCGTTCTTCTTATCACGGACAACCAGTTTCACAACTCCTGCTTCACCAACAGCAGAGATATCAGGAAGTTGATAAACTGCAGCAGCCTTGAGCAGTTTGTCTAGTTGTTCAGTGCTCAGTTCAAAAGAAACATCCTCACTAGGAAGTTCAATTGCTTTATCGGGAGGAGTTACGATGACGTTAGGATCAGCGAAGAAATACTTAGAACGCATTTTACCTTCACGGATTACAACGTATCCATCATTACCAAAGTCAAGTTCAGGACTTGCATGAAGACTCATACCATTCAGAAACTGGTTGAGATCATAGATACCAAAATCTTTAGAAAACTCTTCCGTAATTGTTGCCTCAGCAAGAATGTTCTTCATCACACTAATGGTGCGAAGTTTCTTACCCTCTTTGAAAAGGATAGATTGGTTGATGGTAGAAAAGTTTTTCAGTACAGAGATAGTTTTATCAGAAAGTTTCATAGGTGCCCTTAGTTTCATTATGAAGACCAGCAAAGTGGTAGAGAAGAATGCAATAGTGAATTGCTTTTAGAATATCTTGCTTAGACTTTCCATTCTTTTTGCCAAAGCGAGACAGATATTTGATCGCATTTGATCGGCAGAAGGGTTCTGCATCTCCGATACTTTCAATCAAATCCAATGTTTGGGTTTGAGATTCTTGCGAAGTGTAGTGTGACCGATAGGTTCCAGAGAGATAATCACGAATCTCTTTTAGGGTCAAATCTTCTTCATACTTCCAAAACCCATTCTTGGAAGTAGCATCAAGGTTCAAATTAATTTCAAAATCTTCACTCATTTGTTCATTTTGTAGTGGTAAAGGACATTCAAATTCGTCATATAGAGTGTTCATGACATTAAAGGGTTTTCAATATTCTATCAGAAAGGACTGGGAGAGTCAATTGGCATTTGGAAGTCAGCATCAACTTTATCATAAAGTTCAATAAAAGATTGTTTGGTTTCATCATCGAAACGATTGACGCAAACTTGGATTGCCTTTGCTTTATCACCAAAGATTGCATATGCACGAATGATATGCACGAGACGACGAGTAGAAATGATTTCATCAACACCACCATCATAGAAGGTCTTACGGATGATGTCAGCCCAGTCTACAAGACGCTTGCAGAACTCCTTATCAACACATCCGAGACTATCTGCCACATTGTAAATAATTTTCATTTCAGTGGCAGTTGAGGGATATTCTTGCTCAAAGGTCACAGGGAATCGCTCAAGGAATGCTTCGTTGAGGACGTTGGTGCCGATGAAGCGTCCATCATCAGAACCTTTACCCTTAGTGTTGGCAGTGGCAATGACGTTGAATCCAGCAGCAGGTTTCACCCAGCGACCAATCTTCTTGAGGAAGACACCCTTACCTTCTAGAATGGACTGAAGGCAGAGGATTTTATTGGAAGCCAGGTCGATCTCGTCAAGGAGAAGGATTGCTCCTCGCTCCAGTGCTTCGATGACGGGACCATTGTGCCATGCAGTATTCCCATCAACAAGCCTAAAACCACCGATAAGGTCATCTTCATCAGTTTCAATAGTAATGTTTACACGAATCAACTCACGCTTAAGTTGAGCACACGCTTGCTCCACACTGAACGTTTTACCATTACCCGAAAGACCCGTAATGAACGTCGGATAGAAAAGACGGGACTCAATAATCTTGCGAATGTCGCCAAAATTACCAAACTTGACGAAGGTATCATCTTTTTCAGGAATTAGGTTTTGAGTTACTGCAGGAAGTGCTGCAGGAGAATTATAAGATACTTCCAACTCTTGAATTGTTTCTTTGGTTACTTCAAGATTCCATTTACCGCGACCAGTTTTAAAGTTCTCAAGACGGCGAGTAACAGTTTGATAAGTGATGTCATGGGAGGCGCAATATCCACGAACATCAGCAGCAGTAAACTCTGTGCCGTAAAGGTTCTTGAGATCGGTAAGGATTTGATCGTCGGTCATTTGAAGGCGTGGCATGATGTGCTTTGTTTCAATAGAACCAGTATAAACGCAAAAGGGGCGATTCTCGCCCCCCTTGTGTCACCTGGTTGATCGTCCGTACTTGTATTTCATTGCCTGCAAGAACCAAGCATCAGTTAAGGACTTCGGACCATGAATTAAAATTTCTACCTGCTTTTCTTTAAGAGAGGGATCAGATAGAGCCCTCTTTTTCCATTCTTCAGTCATACAACAAGTGAGATAAATTCACCTAGAACTTTCTTATTTAGTTTTTTAGTCTTAAGAGACTTAGCAAATGCAGATTTGATTTGTGCTTTGGTGGCATCTTCCTTCACATCAAACTCAACTTCATTAGACAGAGCATTGGCAGAAAGTCCAAAGTATGCATCATATCCAGATTTCTTAATGATGAAACTCCTCATCTTCTTCCATTCAGTAAGAACTTTCTCACGCTCATTGTACTCATCATAGTAAAGACTGATGAACCTACTGGCATCCCGACCCATGAGAAGACGCATACCAATGAAGTTAACATTGGGGAACTTATCCTTCAAATTCTTGAGAAGAATATCAGTATAAGTATGCCACCCATATTCAAACATATAAGTTGTTCCAAGTTTACGATCCCGAAGGAAAGTGGAATTAGGGGAAATGTGACGGCAACCCAGATAAGGTTCATTCTCCCAGTGACGCTTAACTTCTTTATAGTAGGGCAAATGATTTGCCTCACCATCAGTCAAAACAATACACTGAACCTTTTGAAGTTTATTCTCTTTCTGGAACTTGGGAAGAATCTGATGAAGAGTAATTAGTGCTTCATTCAGGGGAGTTCCAGACAGACTCAAACGGAATGGAATTGAATACTGGCAGTGATAGGTGTTTCCAAAATAAGAAGCAAGACGCCAAATATTTTTCATTTGATGATCCAGTTCTTTATTGTTGGTTTTACTGGTCATAATATTCATCAAAGAGAATGAATCATCAATTGCGATCATTCCTTCTTTCTTTTCACAATGAGGAGTCAGATCAGCTGCCAGATACTTATTAGTTTTATAATCAAAGGGGCGGCGTCTCCATTCACAAGTGAAAGCATAAACATCAAATGGAATACCAACTTTCTTGCAGAACCAAACAAGATTGAAAAGTTGCTTGCAAGTATCTTCCATCACTTGTGACATAGAACCAGACCAGTCAAGAATAAAAACTAGACCATGATTCTTACCATCAGCAAGAGTGGTGACTTTCTTAAAGAGATCCTCATTGTACTTGTAGGTATGAAGTTTGGTGCAGTCCAGTACACCCGTGCGAGCAGTGGTGGCACGAGCATAGGAATCTGCAGACTTCTTACACTCAAATTCCTTTACAAGATAATTAACTTCTTTCTTAGATGAATTTTTGAACTCATTGTATTTTGCATCAGGAACTTCAAACAGATTGATTGGAGTGAAATTCTTTTCGGATGCCAGGAGTTCATGAGATTTTTGAGTCATCTCAAAGTAGTTATTGATATCATCATGAACTTCTGAGTTGGAAGCAATAACTGTATCAAGATTGACTTCTGGGATTTCAATATAGGTATTCTCATACCCATCTTCATTCACAAGATTCTTAAGTGCTTCTTCCAAAGAATCCATAGTCTTTACCTCAGGATCATCTTCTCCCTTAGATCCATCAATACTAGACTCTGGAGTGTCTTGAGATTGGTTTTCAGATTCAACACTATCAGAATTGGATTCTTCAGATTCCTCATTCTCACCTTCTTGCTGGTCAGAAAAATCTGAGGCAGGTTGTTGAGATCCAGAAGTCTGAGACTCAAGATCGTCCATAGGAGTCTTGGTTTCTTCTTGCTGCTTTTGTTTGCAATATTTGTAGAGTTCTTCTGCTGCAATCAGAACGTCGGCAAAGGTTTCGGTTTCGGCAATCATATTGATGATTTCCGTTTCTTGATCCGATTCCATAGGAACATTTACAAAGTTCCCAATCTTAAAGAACAGGTTTGCACGATCTGCAAGATTGAAAGTTGAAATGTCCTCTTCTTCAATGGAAAAGAAATCTTGCTCATTAAGTTCTTTGTACCCATTGAAGAAAGTTTTGGCAAGACCCATATACTTACGCTTCATCAATTTCTCAATACGAGCATCTTCTACCACATTCACAAACTGAGGTGGAATCTTGTGCTCCTTCAACCAGTCCTCATCGGGAGTAAAAAGTGCATGACCAACTTCATGACCCACCAGAAGGTCATACACAACATTGCTTGCTTTCTCCCAGAGAGGAAGAGTCAAAACACGAGTATGAACATTGAAGCAAGCAGTCTGAACTTGCTTGTGCTCCACCACCAGGTCCTCAGTGGCAAGCAGTTTAGCAAGTTGGGATTTGATTTCTTGTTTTACAGACATGCGACTCGTTTCGTATGAATCCATAATACGACGAAACCTCCCGTTTCCGAGAGGTCATGTGTTGCTTTTTAAACTGGGCCAAGCGTGCTTTTGCTTGTCTCAGTGCTTGAGGTTTGAGTTTTCTTTTCTGGGGTTTACCAGAATTATGTTGCCAGTTCGGGGTAGAGTTGCTCAATGTCCCTCCTACAGAGTTTCTTTACATTATCTATAAGTTTATCAGTCCTTTCCAACTTTTTAGATTCATCATATGACAATTTGCGATATGGCACATTCTGAATTGTGAATGGGACTTCAAGAATGCCACTTACCCACTTTGCAAAATTATCATCAAGTCCATCCTCAAATTTCCAAATGTGTGTCTTCTCAGAAATAAAATCAACTTGAGGTCTATACCAATTCACTGCTTCTGGGAAAGGGAAGTTGTCTAGCATTGAAAAAAACATCATTTCATCTTCCATCAATTCTTGAATGTCTTCTCCATACATTCTTTTCAAAAAACTAGAAGCACCAAAGAATCTATCAATCGGATTCCTAACTATAGCAATGTGAGGGATTCCTTCTACATCCAAATACTTTTCATAGTATTCTCTATGAAAATGAGTATATTCAATCCCATCAATACTATCCCATCTATTCTTTCCAGCCTCATCTTCAAATCCATTCAACTTAAGATTTTCATGAAAAAATCTTCCACCAGTTCTGGGAATGTGAACGAATAAGAATCTCTTCGTTGGGTTAGGAAAAGAAACTATATCATGTTTATAAGTTGGCATCACTCAATCATTCTACTAAAACCTTTTACCTTTTCAAATTTGATGACACTTTCAAATTTATCTTCCAGACCTGTCTTGTGAGAGATCACAAAGACATTAGCATCTTTGATGACGTACCGAATAATCTTCAAAAATTCTTCG